GGTGAAACAACTCGGACGATGCGATAAGGATAGCCTGAATGTGAACATCGTGAGGAACTGTTTCCACTTCCCCAATGTACGCATTAACTAATTGCTTACCAGCATCTAGACATTCTTCAACAAAGTCGGACTCTTCATCAGTTCCGACATAAGCCTTGAAGTCTTCGAGACTTGGTTCACCGCCGTGTGCCATTTATAGACCTACTAAACGATGTCTAGTTTGACTAGAGCGTCTGCGAACGGAATGGTGATTGCCATGTATCCGTAAACGCTGATTGAATCGGTCAAGGTAGTGATGTCATCTGCAGATAGTCTTACAGGTGCGCCAGCAGACTCTAGAGTCTGAATGGCTGCGCTGTTAGCCATGTATCCAAGGTTGGTTCCGAAAGCTGGGTCTACGATGATTGGTAGACCGAATAGCTGACCAGATAGACCTGGGATGTTAGCGGATCCAATGTTGTTTACTCCAGCGCCGTTTACTAGCACTACTGGACGTCCATCTTCTCCGGCTGCCTGTAGAAGCAACTTGTAAGCTCCAGTTCCAACCATGATGGCTTCTGGACGTAGTCCAGTCTCTTTGAAGATATAAGCTGATGCATCTGCAATTCCACCAATAAGAGCTTCTGCGGTTCCAGCGGAAACGTCGAAGGTCTTGCCAGCGTAGTTTTGAGCCTCGATTAGATCTACTACAGCCTGGTTAGTTGTGTTCGCGTAAGCAATAGATAGAGCGCGAAGAGCGGTGTCTAGGTAGTTTACGGATGAACGCTGAATGGTCTGCTTGGACATCGAAGTGTATCCACCGTAAGTTATTACGTTAGCTGATACGGAAGCGATGGTTAGGTTTCCGAAGGTTAGCTCATCGTTCTCTGGAGACTGTGCGCCTACAGCAAGAGTGTTAGCGGATACCTGTGCATACTCAACGGTTAGACCTGCAGCTGGAAGTGCAGCGCGGGAGAATGCCGATAGAGTTGGACGGTTTGTGTCGATTAGGTTGTCGATGTAGCCCAAGAAGCCTGGTAGGGCAACGGTGTCTGCGGAAGTTGAAGCTGCGCGGGCTAGAGCCTTTGCGTCTTCGTCTCCGTTTACTAGAGCCTTAGCAAACTCGCCTTGTGAGCGGAACTTGTGTGTAGCTGGTGTTGCGATTTCGACGGACTGACCTGCTTCGATAACTCGGCGCAATTCTGCAACCTCGTCCTGAACGGTGCGAACGTCAAGTTCAATGTTTTCCATTGTTTCACTTTCTGTTTCATTAGGAGTCTCTGCTACCTCTTCGACCTCTTCGGTCTCTGACTCGCTTCGGACTTCGGTTATTTTTGCGCCTTCAAAGGCTGGGAAGGGAACCACGCTAACCTCTTTGAGATCAACTAGTTCTCTAACTATCGTTTGACCTTCCTTCCGGTCTTTGACCGGGAAGAAGCCAACCGAGAATCGGTTTAGGACATCATCCTGTAGTAGTGTGTAAACTTCGTTACCGCGTGGAGTATCGCTGATCTTGGCAACGATCTCGTAACCTTCTTCGGTGTCCCGACCCTCGATAACTTTACCGATTGGTTCTTCGTGACCGTAGAAGAGCTTAACGTCCTCGATGCTTTCGATTGCTCCAGGTTCAAAGCGCTCTTTGGTGTTTCCGGTTAGTTCAATTTCTTGACCATAGGGAACTGCTAGTCCAACGATGGTTCGTTCTTCGTTTTCAACTAAGCGAGCTTGGAACTCGCGTGTAATCATTTCAGACATCTAGTCCTTCTTTCGTTCTGACTTCTTCGACTGATAGAATGCCAGCGTCGATTGCGGTCTTGTAGTAGTTGTATCTTGCAGCCACGTCTGCCTTGAATAGATGCTCAAAGTCGAACTCTACTCTCGTTCCCCTGGGGAGACAGTTGCTTAGTGCGTCGGTGATTGCGTCGGTGTAAGCCATGAGTGTGTGACGGAAGAACACCTGGTTCTCGTCTTGTAAGTTCGTGTAAGTATCCGATGATCCGGGAAGCGAAGTAAGAAGCAACCGGGCAGGGATTCCAAAGAGTCTAGCAATTGCCTGTGTCTGCTGATCTTGAACTTCTGTAAATAGTGCATCCCTTGGAGAGAGTGCAATTTGCTGGTAATCAAAGCCGTTTCCTAGAACTGCAACTTGACGGTTCTGCTGCTTGTTGTGCCAGTTAGCTGTAACTTCGTCTGCTTCGCTCTTGTTTAACATCTGGTTAGTCTTTAGAACTCCGGTTGGAACTCCAGCGGAAGTAAACCAATTGCCAGCGTAGTCTCGAAGATCTATTGCCGAAGCTATGTCTTTGAAGCAAGAAGCGATTGGGCTGACTCCGATCAGCTGACCTGCAAGGCTAAAGATTCTAAGGTGTTCAATCTCGCGCTTGGTGTAGCGAATGCCTAAGTAATCGTAAACAATTGTAGAGTAATCGATTGTGCCGTCTACGGTCTTCGGATAAGACGGTTGAACGGATGCAGCCGGAAGAATAGTTAGGTTGTTTACTTGACCGTTAGAGGAGTATTGCTTCAACCAGTAGGCGTTGCCCTGGAGAGCTAGATCTGCCACGGTCTGGAACAAGAAGTCCCGGCGGTTCTGATCTAGTGAAGGGTTGTTTACTAGAACTGGGTTCTCAACCTTTAGTTCGATACCAGTTGCGAAACGGTAAGTGTTTATAGTCATCTTGCTAATAGGAGTAGCGATGATCTGGATGGCGCGGTAAACGCTAGTGAGACTAAGAGCCGAAGTAGGAGTTACAATACTCGGTTGCCTAGTTGGTATTACTGGCTGGGATGCGCGAACTTCTGGTTTGCGTCCTAAGAGCCTGTCAAGGATAGATGCCATTTGGACTCAAGGATACCACATACCACCGACTAGAACACTCCTATTGATGCGTGTGGTGCGCGTGATGAAACATAAAGTGCAAACACCGTTGCCATTACTGCGTCGATGTCTCCAAGTGATTCTTTGCGACTTATGAACCAACTCTCCCCAGAGTATTTAGCGACCCCGTTAGGCATTTGAGCAATTAGGAGTGGATCGCTGTTATGCCTAACGGAGCCTGTGCTAAACATAGCAAAGACAGTCGAGCATGCTGACGAGACTTCTTTTGCCCATAGTGTCCAGACCGGAAGCCCAGAGTTTTTTAGTCTCTTAGCTAGACCGGGTAACTGACGATCATCTAGCACTATCGCTCGCGGGCTGTGTTTACTATAAAGAGATGTTAGCTCATTGAAGAGTTGTTGCTCCGTAGGTGCGACTAAAGACATAACCAATTCCGTTTCGTGTAGTCCCTCGATGTCGTTGGCATAAGCTATCGTGCCGTGTGCCCAGTTTGTCGTGATGTCTACTGCAAACACTCCACCTTGCAAGTTAGTAACTCCCTTACCAGTTGCAGCTCTGAAGATGTCTCCTGGTAGCCATGAGTTTGTAGATCCGGCAATAAATTGATTTAGTCTGTATCTTCTCGCTTCGTGTTCTGGAATTGTCTTTAGATCCGAGATGACTTGCTCCATCCCAATACGACCTGCAGCCACCGATGGGTTAGCTGCCATGATTGCCTTCGGATCATCGACCTTAGCGTTCTCCGGTGCTTCCCATAAGAAGAACCCAAAGCGTTCCAGGTCTTTAGCTCCGTTCGCTGCAGCCTTGCCTGACTTGTAAAGGTCAATTAGAGTTTTCGAGTTTTGATCACCAGCTGTCGTAATTCCAACAACAATTCCATCCTTACGCTGGGAGGTTCCGAGAACAGCAGCCGACCACATTCCTTCTTTTGCAAGGTGTAGCTCATCGAACAAACAAAAAGAGATTGGGATTCCCTGAAGCGCGGCTTCCTTAGCTGCCTTGACATCGTAACGACCTCCTCCATCCGAGGTCACAATTCCTCGGGTCTCTGTTGCTCGCTTGAATCGTTTTTTCAAGAATGGGTTCGAGTTGATTACGTAAAGAACGCGGTTATAGACGATGTTAGCCTGGTCGGTGCTCGAGGCTAGTGAAATAACTTGAGGGCCGACCTCGTGCATTAGAAGTCCGTAAACGCCCAAGATGCTTGCGAGTAAACTTTTCCCGTTCTGCCTCCCAAGACTGACGCAAATCTGCCGATACCTCAATCTCCCTGGGTAAGTTGGATGGTCTGCTGGGTAGCGTTCCAGTATTGCTCGGAGTAACCACTTCTGCCAATCGTCTAGTTCTAGTCCGTCTGGACTCTCCGGGCTACTCCACGCGATCTTGGCAAACTCGATGAGCTTATCCCCATCAGTAATGAAGTCATCACTAAGGGGAGGCGTGTAAGTAGACGGGAGCTGGAGCATTAGCGAGTGAGTAACTTCTCCAGCGGGTCAATCTCTTCGGACGAGGCACCGAGAGATCGTTGAAGCTCCAATACGGTCTTGCGAAGTTCCGCAGCCGTGCTGGTGTTGGCTTGTTGGTCGAAGGACTGTGCCAGACGTAAGCACAAACCCGACAACACTTTTTGTTCAAGGTTAAGTTCCAGCGTTTCAAGCCAGTTCTTTATTGATTCTTCAATCATTCGTTGCAACCTTCCGGATAATTTGACTGTTCTGCGTAAATGCCAGGAGAAGCGTGGGGTGAAACAGCGCTCCAAGAAAAAACTGGGGGTGTGTTTATGTTACTTGTTTAGTCGAAGTTTCCTGCGAACCTTGTCTCTTAGGTGTGAGTGCCAATACATTCGGAAGGTAAACACCCTTACCCGGATGGGCCACCGGGTCATTCTCCAAGCTCTCTTTGATTTGATTGGTCTAATGCTGATTGGAAGTAGATCATTGATGGTTCTTAGTAGCCTAAGGCCCCACCCCTTCCTACCCCTACCCCTATTTAAACCGCTCATTACGCCATGTGATTCTTTGCAACACCCGGTCTTGCTTACGTCCGTTGCATGAGCGACAGAGCGATTGTAAGTTGATGATGTCATGATTGGGTTCCCCGTTGCCGGGTGGAATGATGTGGTCGATTGTCCAGTCTTCACCTTCAAGCTCCTTCGCACACGATGCACAGATCGGTTCCAAAACAGTCTTCGCATAAGCCCTTGCATTCCTCCACGATGTCGTGTCGTGCCAACCTGCCATCTGCTAATCCTCTCAATGTATTTATGTGTTTAGTCTCCCATCGATCTACTTCTGTTATTACTTCTTCAAGTGTAAGGATGTCGCCTAGATCATGGTGAGCGTTTAGGAACTCTAAGACTTGCTTCCTGGCATACTCGACTCCAGCCTCGTAGCCTTTTGTGTATGGTGTCTTCATTCTTCTTCCTTATCAAGAACGATTACGGTGATTCCCTTTGTGTCTGTGTTTACTGCACAATTGGGGCAAGTGGCATGATCTTCAGTCTTGTATACCTCGTTGCACCATAGGCATTCGGTTCGCTCTTTATGCATCTTCCAATTCACTATCATCTATGTAAGTCGTTCCTTCAAGAATTAAGTCCTTTACTTGATTTACGCTTAGGTTGACCCCGCACATGCCACAAGGCAAACGATAACCTTTTGGAGTATGCTCGCAAGGTTCGTAATCTTTTTTACCAACCACATACAGTAAATTTAAGATTCTCATCCTTTCAAGTAATCGACCGCGTTCTAATGCGTAATCAATTGCGTTGTTTATTTCGTATTCAGTTTCTTTCATCTTGTCTCCTCTACTATTCTTACGATTCTTTCCAAGTGATTGACATCGACGTTAGTGCTAATCACTCCGTCGTTTACGATGCCTTTAATGATTTCATCCTTAAGATGTTGAGCTGCGCCTTGCCAGCCTTTGTTGTATTGATCTATGGATGCTCTTACCATGATGTCCTTGAGCTGTTCTGCATGACGATCAATTAGGTTCTGTTTCTCTTCTTCGTAGTTATCCATAAGTCTTAACAATCCTTACTCCTATTGGTGTTAGTAGTTCTGCTAATTGTGGAACTGACATGGCTCTCAAGAAGGTGTAGCCAAGTAGCGCTCTAATCTCCTCGAAGTCTGGACTCCATACCAGGTTGTCATCCATGAGTAATTGCATAGCCTCAAACAAGATGGCGTTGCGTTCTTCAACGGATAGTTTCATTTACTACTCCATTCCGCGATTAGGTAAAGATACGCGGTTATGGCTGCTAATAGTGCGACGGCTGGTTCGCCTACGATGTAAGCGCCGAAACAAGCGAATACAAATAAACCCAGAGCCATAAAGACTCTCATCACGTCTAACATAGTTTCTCCTCCTGTGTCTTGGTTGCCAGCCCTAATACCCTAACTGGCTCACTTCAAGCGGCTGGGTTGCCCTGGTATCAGCTCGACTTGCCGTGCTGTTCTAACTTTATTGTCGGTTATGTCGGTTATGTCGGTTTGTTTATGAGTCGTTATGAAATCGTTACGATCGCTTTCCGCTAAGTAGAATCTCGCCCTTCAAGCTCGTTCCGCACTCCTGGCATAGATAGCGCTGATACTTCACGTTTCCGGTAAATCTAAACCCGTAGCGCATTAGGTTATCGCTGCCACAATTACGGCAGGAGATTGGGTTGCCTTCGCTTACCCCTACATGTGGATGGTTTCTTATCCATGGCAACAAGATGTAGTAAAGGTCAATCAGAAGGTTTACATCCTGTATCTGATATTCCTTCATTAGCTTCCAGGCTTTAGGTTTGCCAGCCATGCAGTCAAGCCAAAGTTGGAAACCGGTGTGTTGAACCTTAGATCCAACGCCTAATTTTTGAGCGACATAATCAAGTTTGTTGGATGGGAACTTGAACTGGTTCTTGACCGTCCGCATTAGATCTAGTTCTATCCATGGAGACGGTGGTAAATACCCGTTCTCTATGAACTCTCGTTTGATGTGTTTAGAATCGAAGGCTGCGCTATTCCATCCGATTAGCACGTCAGCATCGTCCATGATGCGGTGTAATTCATCCAGCATAGTTTTTTTGCCATGATGGTGAACTGACTTGAAGATGACCTTGTCACTTCCAAGCCATCGAGCGCCCCAACAGATTACTTCCGTCGAACGTTCTATCTGGTTGATTGCTATGTTCTGATCCCATAGACCCCAAACATGAGCCAAGTTCGGCGATGTCTCAAGATCCAAAAATAGTATCTTCATAGCTTCAAACTAGCCCTCGGCGCTTACGATCTAAGTCCGACACGCCTTGAACTATAGAATCGTTATCATAAGGAATTATCGTTACTTGCATGCCTGGTTCGTGGTCATCTGCATAGGTCTTGCGAACGTTTAGATCCACGACAAGATTGTCGTTTACAATTACGTTAGCTGATTGCAGCGAATCTAGAACTGCCCTCGTTAGTTTGTCGATGTCGTAAGTTCCGGTTGCATACTGCCTGGTTACTGACTTAGGTCTTCTTAGCCAGAACTGTATAGATACCGAGATAGCCGTTGGAAACGCTGTGTCTCGTTCAAGCATCTTCAGCTCAAACATGCGTTTCATAGTCTCTCGCCAGGCAGGGAGATCTTTGTTGGCTTCGACTAGGACTATGTGTTTGCCCCGGTTGAATGCCTTCTTAGAACCTTGCGGTCTAGGGTCTCCAGCAACAAAGAGTTGGAACATTTAGAACGGGAGATCCTTGGGTTCTCCTGGAGCTAGAATCTCAATAACTTCTTGGATAGGTGTCTTGGCTTCTGCAGCCTTTACTAAATCGACTTGGCAATTATTTATTGAATGCTCTACGACTTGCTTAGTTTCTTGACCGGGCTTGTTATA